CAAACACCTAGACAAATCATTTTGGCTGGATGCGAGCGACCGACTGATGTATGAAGGCAAAGCACCACAGTTTGCCGACACAAAAGCAGCTCGCATGCCAGCGTTCTTTGAACATGCAAACACCAACCTCCCTCAATACGCTTAGTTTCCATTCAGAGAAACTTGAGAAGTTAGTAGAGGATTTGGAATCCAAGTTCGCTTGGTATCCTGTCCACCCCAAGGAGGATATAGCCTCCATCATGTATCGCTCCGGACAATGGGAAGTGGTACAATATATTAAATCTATACTAGAAGAATAATGTGTCTATTTAGATCACGACAACCAACTCCGCTGCCTACACCACAGCCTATTCAACCAAGAAACCCTGACTTAGTACAGGCTGCTAGACTACCTAGCAAGAAAGAGTTGATAGACCCAGATGATGTAGCAGGCGTAGAGTATGGAACAACACAAAGAAAAGACGACGCACGTGGAGCAGCTAAGAGAACAGGTACAGATGCTCTTAAAATCAATATCAACACCGGAGGAGATGCCGGCGGTGGTACAGGAGGACTAAATGTATAAGGCAAGAGTCAAGTACAGTAAGCTTGAGTCAGGGAGATCACAATTCCTCGACACAGCTATTGAGTGCTCTGAACTTACCTTACCATATTTAGTTACTCGTGATGATAATTACAAAGGCAAACGTACGCTCTTACAACCCTACCAAAGCGTAGGAGCTAAGGCTGTAGTTACACTAGCAGCAAAACTTATGCTAGCTATACTACCACCACAGACCAGCTTCTTTAAGCTACAGGTAAGAGATGACAAACTAGGTGAATCACTAGACCCTGCAATGCGTAGTGAGTTAGACTTATCATTCTCAAAGATAGAAAGAATGATAGCTGACTACATCTCTGCATCAAACGATAGAGTCGTAGTGCACCAAGCTTTGAAACACCTCATTGTATCTGGCAATGCTCTTATATTTATGGGCAAGGATGGTTTAAAACACTATCCACTACAGAGATATGTAGTAGACAGAGATGGTAATGGTAACGTAATAGAGATAGTTACCAAAGAATTAATAAGCAGAAAGGTTTTAGGGCTTGCACCAGCTAAACCTAACGAAGATGTCAATGACGAATATGGTGCAACAGAAGACGACGCTGAGGTATACACCTGTGTTAGGATGGACGAGAGCAGCGGTAACTGGAAGTGGCATCAGGAAGTGGACGATCAGATCCTACCGGGTAGCCAGAGCACAGCACCGAAGAACGCCTCTCCATGGTTAGTGCTTCGATTCAATACAGTAGACGGAGAAGATTACGGACGTGGTAGAGTAGAGGAGTTCATCGGGGATCTAAGGAGCCTCGAAGGATTGTCTCAAGCTCTCGTCGAAGGAGCAAGTGTGGCAAGTAAAGTTGTCTTTCTTGTCTCACCATCTGCGACAACCAAGCCGGGCACTCTCGCCAAAGCTGGTAACGGAGCTATCATACAGGGTAGACCAGAAGACGTAGGAGTCGTACAAGTTGGTAAGACAGCAGACTTTGCTACAGCTGCACAACTTGCACAGGCAATAGAAAAAAGAATACTTGAAGCTTTCTTGGTTATGAACATCAGAAACGCAGAGAGAGTTACAGCTGAAGAGGTACGCCTTACTCAGCTAGAGCTAGAGCAATCCCTTGGTGGGCTGTTCAGCTTACTGACGGTAGAGTTTCTCATACCCTACCTCAACAGAACGCTGCTAATACTACAGCGTACAAATCAGATACCAAGACTACCGAAAGATGTCGTCAGACCTAAGATTGTAGCTGGTATCAATAGCTTAGGCAGAGGTCAGGACAACGAAGCCTTGACCAGATTTATAGGTACAGTAGCTCAGACCCTTGGGCCAGAAGCACTACTACAATTTATAGATCCAAGCGAAGCTATCAAAAGGCTTGCAGCTGCACAGGGTATTGACGTATTCAATCTTGTACGTACACCAGAGCAACTACAACAGCTCAAGGAACAGAGAGCTCAGGAGATGAGTCAGAAGTCACTTGTCGATCAGACAGGTCAGATTGCTGGTACACCACTGATGAATCCAGAGAAGAACCCAGAGTTAGCAGACCAAGCGACCGCACTCATACAAGGTATAGCAGGCGGTACAGATCAACTACCACCACAATAATATGTCAGAAACATTATCATATCAACCAGAAGTACAAACTGAAACTATGCCTGATAATCTTACACCAGAGGAGCAAGAGAATCTTGCCGTTGGTGAACAGATGCAAGAGGCACAGGATAATTTACTAGCTGGTAAATACAAAAGTGCAGAGGAACTCGAGAAAGCATACGTCGAGTTGCAAAAGAAACTGGGTGATAATGGAGAACAGGAAGAGACAGAGACAGCATCAGCAGAAGAGCAGCCGGAGGATAAGCCAACCTTATCCGACGGTGCTACATTGATAACTTCTGCTACTGATGAGTTCTATGATAACAATGGACAGATCTCAGAAGAAACTCTCAACAAGTTCTCGTCCATGTCAAGTAAAGATTTAGTCAAAGCTTACATGGAGGTACAGCAGTTACCCGAGTATCAACCCAAAGAAGCATCAGCAATAGACTTATCAGAGTCTGACATCAACCAAGTTCAGAACGCAGTAGGTGGTGAACAAGCCTACGGTGATATGCTGAACTGGGCAAGGACTAACCTTAGTCAAGATGAGATAAGTGCATTTGATAGTATTGTCAACACTGGTAGCGTTGGTGCTATACGCATCGCAGCTGCCGGACTCAAAGCACAATACGATGCAGCTAATGGAGTAGAAGGTAAAATGTATACAGGTAAAGCACCTACAAACAGCGGTGACGTTTTCCGCAGTCAAGCTGAGTTAGTCAGAGCCATGAGCGATCCACGCTATGACCAAGATCCAGCTTACAGACAAGACGTAATTGAAAAACTAGACAGATCAGACTTGGAGTTCTAACTATGCCCGGACATTACGGTGGCGGCAAAAAAATGCCAGCCAAAAAGAAAACAATGAAAGGTGGTAAGAAAGGCTTACCTCCAGCACTCAAGAAAATCATAGCCAAGAAGAAAGGTAAGAAGTAATGGCTGACTACAGACAGCTAACCTTAGATGATGAAGCAAAAAGGTTAAAGAAACTCAAAGAAGAGGGTCGACGCTATTCACCCAATGAGATTGATCCTATAGGAGGATCTCCCGGTAAAATCTTCAAAAGGGTTGAAGCATTTAAAAATAAAAACAAAAGCAAAGTAAACTTAACATGACACACCACAACCACGAAAATCAGAAATGGCATCCAGCAGAGGAGCTTAACGGAAGACTAGCTATGATAGGTATAGTCGCAGCTCTACTCAACTACGCTTGGACAGGGCAAATCATACCCGGAATCTGGTAATGCCAAAAGGTAAAGGCGGCTATTCTGCTGGCCAGAAAAAGATTGCACGAGTCGCACCCCCTCGTGACAAGATCACAGGAGCAGACTTCGCAAAACTAAGAGGTAAGAATGGCAAAAAGAAAGGGAGTAAGCCTGTCTCTCGGAAGAGGTGAGAAGAGCCGCAAAGGCGGCCTGACAGCGAAGGGAAGAGCCAAGTACAATCGTGCCACTGGCTCTAATCTCAAAGCTCCACAGCCCGGAGGAGGGGCTAGAAAGAGGTCATTTTGTGCTCGCATGTCTGGCATGAAAGACCCACTCAAAAAACCAAACGGCAAGCCTACAAGAAAGGCTCTTGCCTTACGTAGATGGAAATGCTAATGGCAACAACAAAAAACGTTAATTCTTTCGATGAACAGAATACCAACGATGCTAAAGGTAAAAAGATAGCTCTTATCAAAACCATAGATGGTATGAAAAATCTATCTGAGTCAGAGGTGTCTGAGGGTATGAGAATTATTGATAGAACTTCTGGTAACAGAAAGGATAAAAGAAAGAGGATGGGTAACTTCCTCAACGATGTAACAGGAAGGAATCTACTGTAATGGCACACAAGAAAGGATCAAAGTGTGGCTGCAAACATGGAGGTAAAAAGAAGTAATGGGTAAGTTATGTCCACGTGGTAAAGCAGCTGCCAAAAGAAAATTCAAAGTATACCCATCTGCATACGCTAACGCCTATGGTGTTAAGGTATGTAAAGGTCAAGTCAAAGCTGGTGGTAAGAAGAAGACTGCCCCCGGTTATAGCAAAGCAAAAAGAAGATGAGCTTACGTAGATGGTTCCAAGAGAAATGGGTTGACACCAAAACTGGTAAGCCCTGTGGCAGACAGAAAGGTGAGAAGCGTAAAGGCTACCCAGCTTGCAGACCATCTA